GTGTCCGGCCCTTCGTCTGTCTCCCCCGTCACCGGGTCCTGAAGGTCCCGAGCCCGGAACCAATCGTTCCAGATCAGGTGCATGCCCCGGAAGGGAAGGGCGTTGATCGTGTACGTATCCGCGCCCGCCGCTGCGACGATCCCCATGTAATTCTCCGGGGTGCCCACCGTCGCCGACGTACTCGAAATCGAGATTGTCGGAATCGTGTACTGCGTTGAGTCCGCCGTGGTCGCTTGCTCTCCCATGAACCGCTCCCAGTTCGCCCACACCAGCCTGTTGGGGACGAAGAAGAAGAACGTGTCCAGGTAGATGTTATCCATGATCGGGACCAGCGGGGTTGCCAGCCGACAGAACGCCGTCAGGTTGAGCTTGAGACTGTCCCCCGGGAGGATCTCCTCCACGTAGAACGGAATCAGCTTCGCCATGTCGAAGGTTGTCTTGTACCCCTGCCGATTCTCGAAACGCGACCGCGGCACGTCCGCGCGAGCGCGCATGCTGAAGCCGCTCGCGTCGACCATCCGCCTATCCGGCATTTGCACCTCCCGTTGACCGTTTGCGCTGTTCCTCCCGGGCCTGGGCCACAAGGAGGGTTTCCAGGTTGATCACTAGCGTCGGAGGCCCCGAGACACCGGCCAGGTAGCCGGTCTCCACGAAGAACTCCCCGACGCGCATCACGTCGAAGTCCTCTGGGTGCTGCGCCATCATGGACTGAGGCGCCCGCCGGACCTGATCGCCCAGCTCCCGCAGGATCGTCTCATCGTTACGAGCCAGGGCCAATGCCCCGAACTCCCGCACCTTGCGGTCGTAGAGCGTGTACACGCCCATCCCCAGGGCCGTCACCGCTCGCAGATCGTTCACCAGCTCGCGCACGTCGGGAACCGCTTTCGTCATAGCCATACGGCACACGTTCCTTTCGGGTTACCTTCGGTTCGCACAATACATATTCGGTTACTCCAGGTCCCTGGGGGAGAAGAACTTAGCGCGTTCCTCTAGGTACTCCTCCCGCGCCGCTCTGCGACGCTCTGACCTTTCCTCAATAGGCAGCTCCTGAGCTTTGAGGTATCGCTTGTGCTCGATCACCTCGACCTCCATCGGGTCAGCCACCGCCTTATAGCGATCCCAATAATAACGCGGCGCTTTATACGCCCGTCCGGCTTGTATCGCGCGATCAAGCGGGAATACGTCCGACGCAAAGCGAGCGAACCACCAAGCGCCGATACCAGGGTCACGAGACATCTGAACGAATTCTCTACGACGAGATTCGACAACCTCGCCAGTATCTCGATCCACCACGTCATAATGCGAGTCCACATGGCGCCCGTATTTCTTCTTCAGGGTGTATCCGGCCACGTAGGCCGCGCTTTCAGGGGTCACGGTCCCGATGTGCGTCAGACCATGCCCCCAGAGCTTCTGGAGAAGCTCGGAGGTGCTCTCACGTTCCGTGAGACGCACCAGGTCGGGCAATCGAGTATTGAACAATATCGCGTGCCAGTGGGGCCGCTTCCGCTGAGCCCCATACTCACCGCACATGAAGAACCGAATGGGCCTCCGGCCCTCTATCTCAACATCACCCGGTAACTCCTTCCGGAGCTTCTTCATGAACAGTTGAAAATCACGATAGCGCAGAGACCAGCTCGTGAGCTTCTCCCGAGCATAGGTCAGAGTAACGAAAAGATTGGAGTCATAGAGCTGCGCCTCGTGATTGATCCTCACCGACCACATGCGTGCTCGCTCCAGCTTGCACGCCATACAACGGCCGCAGGGGAGCGAAACGGGGTAACCCGTCGCGCTCCCCCCGTCCCCAAAGGCTACCGCTTTTGAGACCGCATCACGGTAGCCCGTAAGCGGCCGGTTGCAACTCACAGGCGGTAGCCGCCCCTCCCTGGACGCTTCACGTTCTGCCGGGGGGTGCGCTTCGCCTGAGCGCGGAACGTCCTCACGGACTTCCGCTTGTTTACAGCTCGCCGAGACATGTTCTCACCTCGCTTTTTTAAGGTTTCCCTTCGGTCAACCACACGACCCATAGGTAGGGTCGTAGCACTTCCACAACAAGGGGTTGGTGTCAGTGCGCATACGTAGTAACAAGAGACCACGTATGCCCCACCCCCTTCCCCCTCCCATCCTGGGAGGGGAGTCTAGAACCAAAGTTCTATATCTTTCGCTGTACAGCTGCCTTCCGCACGCGCGCGCGAAATGCTCGCACCGCTCCGCTTGCTCGCTGTCGCGCGCGCACGCGCTGGCTTGAACTGCTACAGCAACGAATCGCTGACGCTTATCTGCCCAGGCTTTCAGCCTGGAAAACAAAACCGGCCACCCCCGAAGGAGTGGCCGGTACCCGCCCCACGGGCGGTAACTCGCTCCGCTCTGCTACGCTGCGGGTGGCTGCTCAGGTGAGGGCTTCTCCTCCGGAACGCCCGCAGCCGACCCGAACACCTCACGCATTTCCTTCGGCTTCGCCGTTTGAACGAACCGGATCAGCTGAGCCGGATCGTTCTCGAAATGCTCACGGATATCAGGAGGCAGCCGATAGAAGCGCGTCCGCGCGTCTTGCACCTTTGCAGCTGCCCCCTCGAAGTCCTCGATCCCGGCGAAATCGCCGTACACCCCCTGGATGCCCGAGGTCAGAATGTGACCCGTGACGCCGAACCGGCGCACGATCACATTCACGTCGACCTCGTTCTTGAACTGCTGTTGAGCCCGGGAAGGCTCCCCGGGCAACTGAGCCGTCCTCTTGCGCCGCTCTGCGGCGCCCTCGCGATCACCCGCGATGTAACCTCGCTTCATCGTCTGATTCCTCTCAGAATCTCGATCAGGAAACGGGTGGCCGGACCGTACTCGCCGATGAGCTTTTCAAACTCCTGCTCGTTCAGCGCGCCTTGTTCGGCCGCTTCGTCCAGAAGCGCCCGAGCTTTTGCAGCTCGTGCGCTATTCGCTGTCAGGCTGACTTCTTCCTTGGCTTTCGCCACCAGGTAGTTCCGCAGCTCCGCTGCCGTCCGCTCCTGAACACCCGTCAAACCCGCACGCGCCGACACCTCAGCTGCGCGAACAGGAGCATACGAGCTGATCTCGTTTGATTGAGTCTCCGACAGACGGGCCGAGCTGGTGAGCTGCTTGGCCTGAGCTTCCATCACCGCAATCTCAGCTCGAGCACGCCGCACCTCGAGCGCGGAGCTCACGCCGCGCCCAACGTCCTGCATTTCACCGACCGGAGAGCCGCCACCGCCGCGCGCGGTATGGATCGGGTTGATCCCCGCGGCTTTGAGGTCTTTGATCTCCCGCTCGTGGGCCGTATCCGCCCTCCGAGCGCTCCAGATGTTCTGGGCCACCGTCGTGCCCGCGCCGATCAGCGCGGCGGCCACAGGGCCCCCAGGAAGCGCGAAACCGCCCGCGCCACCCACGGCACGGGCTGCCTTGACCCAAGGCGATTCCTGCCCGATCCGCGCCATCCTACAGGCGCCCCGTCACGCCGGGAATTGAGAACATCGGCATCGCCCGCACCCACGTCAGGTGCAGGCTCGAATCCCAGAGGATCTGCTCCCCTTCGATCGTGTCGACCTGAAGCACCCGGTCGACCGGCGGATCATGCTCGATGAACGCCGAATTCAGAGACGGCCGAGACGCCATGTGCTCAGCGAGATGCCACTGATCCAGCGGCGTAGCGCTCCAGCTCTGGAAACCGCCCGTCACCATGTTGACCGGCATCTTGTATTCGGCCCAACGCTCCTGATAGCCGAAAACCGTGTCGTCGCTGGCCGACCCATCGGCCCACAGCTCGCGAGACAGAACCGCCTGTTCCGGCAGGTTCGCGAGCGCCGGCACGTAGTGGTCGTACATCGTGCGGCGGAACCACTTGCGGTGCACGCCCGCCTGATAGCTCTGCTCCGCCGTCGCGCAGATGAAACCGATCACAAAGCCATGCTCTGTGAAAGACGAGCTGAACCCGTGACCCTGCACCACTCCGGTCCCGATCCCGGCCAGCTCGCCGAGCACCGTCACGGAACCGTCCAGATCCGACGCCGAGGTCTGCGCAACCGGGTTGATGTGCACCGTCGACCGACCACCGCCCAGGTATTCCGGACGCTGCAGACGCGCGTCCTCTGGGCTCACGCCGAACTGCTCGCGGACCCACTCCGCGTACCTCGTGCCGCCGCGGGCGTTCTTCTCCATCAGGTGCTGCAGCTGCACCGCCGTGCGCAGGTCGTTCACCAGGAGCCGAATGTCCGGGTAGTCCCCGGCACCCGACCGGACCGCCAGATCGTTACCCTGGACCAGCAGCCCGCTCGCGTACGTCATCGTCCTGGACCCTGTTTCCTGAATCAGAGTCATGTTCGTCGACAGCGCCCGATCAGGATCGAACCCGATCCCCGTGATCGGCGCTCCCGCGCCGTGCGTGCCCATCAAAAGCGAATTCGCGAACGCACCCCCTGGGATGAACTCGTTCGCGTTGAACGTCGTGGTAGCTGCACTCCCCGTGACCGGCTTCTGAGGCCACGGGCGGCAGCTCGTG